GGCTCGCGGATATGTTCAAATGGGTGACTGATGTCATCGGCAGCATCAAGAGCGCGGTGGGTTCCATTTTCGGCGCAGCCTCAGACATCGCGGAAGGGGCCAAGGGCGTCGGCACGGCCATCGGCGAGGGCATCAGTGACGCCTACAACAAAAGCGGCACGGTTATGCAGGCTCGTGCCCTTGGACGTTCCGAAGCAAAGGAGCGTGCATCCACCGCTGCGGCGCGAAGGGCCAACTCTGCGGCTTTTGAACAGATGAACAAGCCGAAGCAGCCCGCTGCGGCCACGCCTCCGGCACCCAAAGTCACTGATGATGAGTTCATGCGGCGTATGGCTGCTACGCCGGGGAGCGCTCCAGAAAAGAAGGGACGCGGCGGGGGCGGTTCCCGTCGTGGTTCCGGCGCATCCTCACGCAGCACAGGCACCGGCACGACCATCGTGCGCCTTGCCGGGGACAACCGCAATTTCACCACGCAGTACATTCCGGCAGGCGCGGCAAGAACCAGCGGCGCGCCGCTGCCCGTCTCCGGCGTATCGACTGCCTCCGCTTCCGGCGGGCGGCAGTCCGTCACCGGGACAGGCCGTTCCACGGCCTCCGGCGCTTCCGCGTCTCCGACCAGAACCACAATGCCCACGGTCAGCAACGCCACGGCCATTGTGGCCGCCAAGCCCTTGCCGGTCATCGTGCAGAACTTCCCCGGACAGAAGAAGGGCGTGACGCTGGAGCCGGAGAAGTCCGCGCCCCTGCCTGTAGCCCTGCCGCAGCAGCCCATCCAGCTTTCCACGCCTGCATCTGCCATCCCCACTGGTACGCCATCGCCGCCGGCGTCCACCACGCCGTCCGCGTCCGTACCCGCCCCCGCTACCGGGCTGCGGGCGCGGACGGCCCCCGTCATGGGCGGCCTTCTCGAAGGCCTGCGCGGACGAATGAGCGGCATGCTTTCCACGACGGGCGCGGCATTGCGCGACCTGCCAGAAGCGGCAACCCGTCTGGTGGGCGATCTTTCGTCAGATGTCACCTCCGTCCTGCCGTTCATGGGCAAGCATGGCCCATACCTTCCCGGCAATATCAATCTGCCTGACAGAGGGCGCAGCGAATCCGGCGCGCCGGTGGACGGCGGCAACGGCACGGTGCAGGTGAGCCTGCACCAGACCTTCAACGTGGGTGGCGGCAATGCGGACGCCATACAGCGCCGCCTTACGGCCTTGGGGCCGGAATTCGAGCGCATGGTGCGCCGCGCCTTGTCCGACATCTCCGCACAGGACAGGAGGGTGGCCTATGCCCAGTAAGCAGCACACTACCACGCAGGGTCAGATGTGGGATCAGATCGCCCTGGCCCGGCTCAATTCGGAACTGGCCATGACCGATGTGGCCCGGGCCAATGTGGACGAGGCCGACTGCCTGGAGTTCCCCGGAGAAATGCGGCTTTCCGTCCCCGACGCCGCGACCGTGGAGCCTGAACGCACCTTGCCGCCGTGGGAGAGGATGTAGGCATGCGACGCGCCGAAGTGGAAATCAGCATCAAGGGCAAGGATGTGACCAGGGATTTGCAGCCCTATCTCCTGAGCCTGGACTACACGGACAAGTCCGACGACGAGCTGGATGATTTGCAGCTCTCGCTGGAAGACCGTGAGCGGCTCTTTCAGGGCGACTGGATGCCCAGGCCAGGTGACATCATCGCGGCCAAAATCCGCACCTTCAACTGGCACGGCTTTGGCGACAGCGGCGAAATCGACTGTGGCGAGTTCGAGTGTGACGAAATTGAGCTGGAAAACGGCACGGACGGCGACCGTATCGCCATCAAGGCCGTACCCGCCGTGGTCAAGTCCTCGCTCATGAACCAGCGCAAGACGCGCGCCTGGGGCGATTGCCCCATGGCGCAGGTGATTGCGCACATCGCCGGGGAGGCCGGGCTGGATACGCTCTACAAGGCCCCGGAAATCGTATTTGAGCGCGTGGAGCAGCGGCAGGAAAGCGACCTCGCCTTCATGCAGCGCATCTGCAAGGAGCAGGGCCTGCGGCTTGCGGTCAAGAAGAGCCGCGTCATCGTCTACATGGGCCAGACTGCGGATGCCACAGACCCGCTGGAATACAAGCGAGAGGAAGCCGATGCCTCCGGCTTCCGCTTCAGAAAGACCATGAACGGCATCTACACGGAATGCCGCGTGGGCTACACGGACGCGGACGCCTCGGACACCACGGACAAGAGCTTCCAGCCGGAAGAGCCGCCCTCGACCGGCAAGGTGCTGACCATCAACAAGCGCATTGAGCATCCCGCTCAGGCCGAGCGCGTGGCACGCGCCGAGCTGCGGGACAAGAACAGCCAGGAGATCACGGGCAGCTTTGACGGCATGGGCGACACGCGGCTTGTGGCCGGGTGCATCCTCGACCTCAAGGGCTGGGGGCAGTTCGACAGCACCTACGTCATCCGTCAGGCCAAGCATACCGTGGATTTCACCGGCGGCTACCGCACCTCTGTCGAGCTGGAGAAGGCGCTGGAGTATTGAGCATGACCAACGAGCAAATCATGGATCACATGAGCCAGCTCATCCGCGTGGGTTTTGTGACTTCCCGCCAGGCGGAAAAGCACCGCGTCCAGGTGGAGCTGCGCGACACCGTGACGGCCAAGCTCACCACAAAGTGGCTGCCGGTTCTCTGCCCGCGCGCCTCCGGCGACCTGCACTATGACCTGCCGGACATCGGCGACCAGGTGCTTTGCCTTTTCCTGCCCTACGGGCTTGAGCAGGGCTTTGTGGTCGGCGCCATGTACGGGAGGCAGACGCCCCCGGTCAGTGATCCCGAAAAAACGCACCGTACCTTCAAGGACGGGACTACGCTCGAATACGACCGCGCGCAGCACAAGCTCACCGGCGAGGTCAAGGGGGATGTGATGCTTCATGCAACCGGCGGCATCACCATCAAGGCCGATGGCGAGTTCACTATTCAGGGCGCCAACGTGAGGATCAACTGATGCCACCTGTGACGCGCATTGGCGACAACAATACAGGCCATGACGCCTGTCCCCCCGTGCCCTTGAGCGCCGGTTCGCCAAACGTCTTTGCCAACGGCATCCCGGTCTGCCGCATTGGCGACCCCTATGTGGTTCATGGCTGCCCGGCGCATGTGCCGCACACGCCGCACTTGGCGGCCGGCAGCAGCACGGTTTTTGTCAACGGGATTCACGTTTCGCGGATCGGCGATGCGGTCGATTGCGGCGGATCAGCGGCGCAGGGTTCGCCAAACGTCATCATTGGTGGATAGGCATGAGCATGCAGGGCGTCTTTGGGGTGTTCCCCTTCACCGTCACCGATGAAGTTGTGGCCACGTTCCGCAACTTGCAGCGCAGCCGTGAAATCGTGTTCGCGGAGCACAAGGTCGTCTCCGGCCTGCCCAGGCTCCAGCACACGGGGCGGGAGCTGGATACGGTGACGCTGCAGGTCATTATCCATCCCATCATTGCCGACGGCCTCTCCGTTGACGCCCGCCTGCTTGCCCTGCGCGCCCTGTCCCTTACGGGGCAGGAGCTGCCGCTGGTGCTCGGCTTCAGCTACTTCGGCATGTACGTCCTCAAATCCGTGAACGTGGCGCACAAGCATATCCACGCCGGGAGCACCTGGTCCGCCACGGCTGACCTGACCCTGAAGGAGTACAACTGATGGATCTGACCGTGGACACCACCAAGCCCGTGGCCGTGGAAGTGGGGGCCACAGGGGTTCGCCAGCTTGCGCAGGAAATCCGCACGGTGCTGGCCACGCGCAAGGGCAGTGTTCCTCTGGACAGGGATTTCGGGGTGAGCTGGGAGCTGATTGACCGGCCTCTGCCTGCCGCCAAGCAGCTCATCATCGCGGAGGTGGCGCGGCAGCTGGAAAAATACGTCCCGCGCATCAGGTTCAAGAGCATCGCCTTCCCGGAACCGACGGCAACGGAAACGGCGGACGGCGTCCTTCGCTGTGTGGTCACGGTGTCTGTCAGAGAGGAGTATGAGAATGAGTTCCGTCAATCTTAACCTCCTTCCCTCCATCAGCTTTGCGCCACAGAGCGTTGCGGAGGTGCAGTCCGCCGTCATCACCGCCTATGAGGCTCTTTCGGGAGTTACGTTGCAGCCTGGCGACCCTGTGCGCCTGTTTCTCGAAT